AAAAGTGTTAAAGAGAAAATTGGTTCTATTTTAAGTGGAAACTTTTTTCTTCTAAAAAATGATATTTCAGACAAAAAGTTTTGAGATGTTAGTGTAATGAAATTGCAAAGCGATGTGTGTAGTTCAACAGTTTCGGATTCTGCTTTAGTGCCTTCGAAACTCTTTAATATTTATCCGATAGAAAGAGCTCCAGCTAATTTGAGAGTCAATGGCTACCATACTGTTAAGGATATGGCAAAGAAGTCATTTAAGCATTCAGAATACTTAAATGTTAATGAATTGAAGTTTGCGGCAAGGGTTTTAGATAGTATGTTTGTAGAGTTTGGAAGTTTAAATACTTGTGAGGTTGTAAAGGGAAATTCTTATTTGGCTGGATTAAATAAAGATTCATCTTCTGGTTATGGGTATTCTAAAGTTAAAGAAGACTATATTGATTTTGAGAAAGGAGAAATAACCCCTTTATTTGAATCTATATTGTTGGATTTTAGGAATAAACTTAAAGACTTTGAATACCCTAAAAACCATCTTTTGTGGGTGGAATGCTTGAAAGATGAAGTTAGAAATGTAGAGAAAGTTGACTCTCCTCGTACATTTAGAATCGGAACATTATTGAATCAGTTTCTTACTAAGAAATACTTTGGAAATTTTGTTGTCGATATAATTAAGAATAGGGAATTTAATCAGATTATGGTTGGTGTTAATCCATATAAAGAGTGGCAAAAAATACATGACAACCTTAAAAGTTGTGATGGAGTTTTTGCAGGTGACATTAAGAATTGGGACGGGAGTATGTTACCTCAGGTTCAACGATTAGTTGTTGACAAAATAATGGAATATTATGTTGGGGAAGGTATTGAAGAAGCACGTTTGATATTAGATACTATAGTCCATAGTTTAGTTGTCATTCAGGATGATTTTTATTTAACTACTCATTCTATGCCTTCTGGAAGTTTTTTAACGGCAATTTTAAATAGTGTTGTTAATAAAGTGTATACGGCTTTATGGTATTATCGGACTGTAGATTCTCCTAGTGTGTTTGGTTTTTGGGCAGATGTTGTGGATTACGTCTATGGAGATGATAAGTTGAACGGAATTAGAAATGGTAAGGGAAAATATCTTAATGCTATTTCAATGCGAGATTTTTTTAACTCTATTGGAATGGGCTTTACAGATTCTATGAAGAAGGAGATTACGATACCTTTTCAAAGTCTTGATGAAGTAACTTTCTTAAAAAGAAATTTTGTTTATCATAATTTACTAAAGCGTATTATGTGTCCCCTGGACTTGCGTACAATTAAATCCACTCTTTCTTGGTGTGATGGCAAGAAGGATGAAACAGTTGTTTTAAAAGATAAGGTTCACGCTGTTCAACGCGAATTTTTTCTACATCACGATAGAGATCATTTATTAAGTGATCTTTATAATAGGCTAAATAGTTATAATTTTATTTACGAAAAATTAACTTATAATTATTTAACTTATTTATATAAAGAGGAGGCCGACGAGATCCCTTTTGGATTTGGTTGGGCTTCAGCTTTATACAATTAATAGTTATTACCTTCTAATTAATCCTTGTTTTAGCATGTTTTGGGATTAAGGGATGAACTATTATTTTATTTTTAAAAATGGTGCTACTCGTAGGCAAATTTAGTCAAATGATTGCCCGAGTAAAATTTTGACGCTGAAAATATATCTAATGAAAATGTAAATATTCAAACATCTTTTGATGTTTCACAGTCTAAAGACTGTATACTTTTACCGGCAATTAATGCTAATGACGACAAAATTACAAATGTGGATTCTGTGTCTAAAAATTATTTTTCATCTATTCGAACTAAATCAGTCATTGAACCTCCTTATAGGTACGATGCTTTTCCTGAGATTAGTAGTGTTCCAATGGATCTTAAGATGGATTTTTCTCGAATTTTACATAAACCCTTTTTTGTAACTAATATTAATTGGGCTTCTACCGTTGTAGCGGGCGGTAACTTATCAACTTTGCGTATACCCTCTAATGTTTTAGTCAGTAATCTAGCCCAGATTCCTTTCGAAGCCTCTGCTTTGTACCGGTGTAAGATTTCTTTGATAATGCAAGTTGCTGGTACTCCTATGCATGCCGGTTTGACTCTTGTAGCCGCTTCCCCTGCCGGTTTTTATCAAGCTAGTGCTTTTGTTAGCCCTGTGACTTTTATAAATAGCATGATGGCTTCTCCTCACGTTTTTTTGAATGCTAACGAAGCGAATGCCGTTACTTTGGAGGTTCCTTTTTATGTAAACAGTAAATTGGAACTGTGTAATGTTGACGGTTTGGCAGTTTCACCTAATTTTCCTGTTAATGATTTTGCTGAAGTTAATATGGTAGTTTTAAATTCGTTGATGCCTCCAACTTCTGGATCAACTACCGTTACTGTTTCGGTTCATGCAGTTTTTACCGAGATGGAGTTTTATGTACCTCACGTTGAACCTACGTGGATACCTTATACGTTCTCGGCTGAGTCGCTTGTTGAGACGCTACAGCGTAATGCAACTAAAGCTATAGATGGAGTTTTTAGAGTTGGTAAAACATTTGCAGGAGATGTTTTAGATGGAGCTCGTAGCGCTGTTAGGCAATTTACAGGGCTTCATTCTCCTAATTTACCTAATTTGGTTTGCAAAGACGCGGTTGTTTTGAGGCAAAATTTGAATACCGTTGATGCTCCTACCCAATTTGAAAAACTGGATCCTTATACTATGTTTGATCGTGTTATGAGAGACAATAATTTTGACACAACTATGGATGAGATGTTGTTGTCAAATATATTGAATAAACCTCAATTTATAGGATCCTTTTTAGTTAAAACTGCTGACCCTACTGGTGCCGTTTGTTGGTCACGGCCAATTACTCCTATACAAGAGTCTGGTACTATTATAGCTACCCCTGATAATGAAACTGGTAATGATACTATTGAGAATTATGGTTCATCATTACTTCGTACTTTATCTCTTATGGCTAAGTATTGGAAAGGATCTATTAATATTCATATTCAGTCCGTTATGAGTAATTTTCATTTCTGTAAATTGAGTGTAGCTCGAAATTATTCTCCATCAACTGACCAATTTACAGCCACTCCATCGTTTACTGATGTTAATAATTTGATGGTCGAAGTTTTAGAGTTTTCAGGAGGTGGCCAAGTTCAAACTATAAGTCTACCTTATTGTTCAACCTTGAATCAATTACCGGTTACTACCGATTGGGCTATGAATTCTATACAGCATGGAATGTATTATATTTATTTAAATCAACCTTTAGTTACTAATGGCTCTGTTGCTACTTCTATAGCTTTTAATGTTTATATTTCGGCTGGTGATGATTTTCAGCTTTTTGGTTATCCGACTATTAGTTTGGGCCTTTTACAACAAGGCCAGTTTTCTGCCTCTCCTTTGTTTGAGACTGAAGCGTCTGCAACAGTAGTTGTTAACTCACAAAAATCTGTTTTGTTACCGGAACAAACGAATAATACGCCTTTTGATTTGGTCGATCATCGACCTATAGTTTCTGTTAGAGATCTAATACGGAGACCAACAAGAACTTATTTTAGAAAGTATAGTAGTGATGAGGTTTTGAGTGCTAACGGAATTTTTCAATTTGCGGTTTCTGATTTGATGGATTGGGCTACCGCTGACACTGGACTACCTCGTGGTAGTGTAACGTCTAAGTCTACTTTTGGAATCGTTTCTTCCATGTTTTTAGGTTATCGCGGTGGTGTTAAGCTTAAGGTAATAGTTCAAGGAACTGCTAATGCTGTGGCCTACTATTTCCCACCTGGAGTTAATTATAGACCAGCGTCTAGTGGAATTTTTCCTGGTTGGGCTGTTACACGCCCTTTGCCAACGAATATTTCTTCTGAAGGTTATGTTCCCCAAACTGAAGCTATTTTAGAACAAATGATTCCCAATACCGGTTTTCCTACTTCTATAAGCCGGTTAGCTCAGACTGTTTCTATGGAAAGACCTAATTGGATTAATCCTTGTTCGACTTATGCTGCTCAAGGAACAACTTCTTTCGAGAAAACTTTTGAACAAGCTTGTATTTTGGAATTTGAAGTTCCGTATATGTCTCCGTTTAGATTCGTAGGAGATATGTCTTCCAAATACCCCATTTCCTCACCTGGTGGATTTATTTCGAATGTAGCTAGTTCTGATTTGGGAACTATTGTTATAGTCGCTGCCTCAGCTATTTCTTATGCTCCAGGAGCAGAAGATACAGGAACTAGTTTAATATTGGATTTTTACGTGGCTGCAGATGATACAGCTAGATTCGGTTATCAAGTCTTTTCTCCTGTTGTAGTTATACCTGCTGTGGCCAGTGGTGTTGGTACGAATACTTTGCAATCAATACCGTATAGTTCTACCCTATCCGCCTTGCCGGGATCCCCTTACTCATCCCCTAGTTTAGCAGCCCCGGG